GGGTCAAAAAATTTTTTAAGCAACAGGGTATAGAGTTTGCACACGTAGGGAACACGGCCCACGTACCAAAGAAAGAACTAAGGTGTCACAAATTATGGCCAGATTTCTGTAGAGGCACACCAATGCCATTGAAACAGATAAAAGACTTTTGGCAATATATGGGCAGCAAAGTGATAGTTCATGGCAGGGGTGAGGAAACTTTTGATGAGTGGGTTGATAGAGAATATACTTTGGATTACATGATATATCATAAGTATCTAAAAGAAGATGCAGGTAGAGAAAGAGACTTTGCGTTGATAAGAAAGAAGACAGATCCTGATAGACTAATCTACATTAGAAAGATTCTAAACAAGGGATACGATGATGGAGAGGTCAGAGTAAAATATGCAAACATACATACCGTAAAAGGTCTGACGTTTGACAATGTTGTTGTTGATCTGACAGCAACAAGACAAGAGGATTATTTTACACAACTCAGATTAAAATACGTTGCATACAGCAGAGGCAAGTTTGATTGTTGGACTGTAGCATCACAAGGTAAATATACGTTAGGAGTAAGATGAAATATAAAGATGTTTTAGGTAAAGATTTTAAAAATAAACAAGAGGCATATAAACATTTTCAGTCATTAAGAAATAAAGTTCCTCTTGGAAAAAAATTAGATGAAACAACTGCTATTACTAAAAGTGCTATGGACAAATTATTTAAAGATTATTTTTTATGTAAAGATAAAGATTATTATGAAAGAAAAATAGGTGCTGGAGTAGATAATTGGTCTTTTGGCTATGATAGTAAAGGTGGAATTTGTCTATGGGTTCATCAAAAAGATAAACCTAAAAGAGAAGAAAAAAGTGAATTTGATGTTTCTCATTGGGGTGAAACAGTTCCTGTAGCTGCAAAATGGATATTTACTTGTTTTGGCACTGGTGTGTTAATGAATGAAAATAAGATGCACAGGGTAAAACAAGCTGCAAGGGACGCAGTCGAAATACATAAAAAAATTTTTAGAAATCACACAAAACCAAATTGTAATAAATGTGGGATTGAAATACATGGACTTGATGCAGAAGTAGACCACAAGGATCCAACTTTTATAACCTTGTTTAATAATTTTTTTAACAAATATGATAAAGAGTATGTGTTAAACACAGTGGACAAAAGTTCTCACGAAGATTTATGGTATTTTATAGATCTTGAAATAAAAAAATCTTGGATAGAGTATCATTTAAATAATTGTAATTTACAATTATTATGTGTGCCTTGTCATAAAAATAAAACATATGGGAGAGAGTAAAATGAAAAAGAAAAGTGTATGGGACAAGCAGCACGGCGGGAGTCACTATCAAAAGTATAAAATTCAACCGAGTAAGTTTGTGGTTGCGAATAAGTTGCTATATCCTGAGGGTTGTGCTATAAAATATATCATACGTCATCAGGACAAGAATGGTAAGGAAGATTTATTGAAAGCGATACATTTTATAGAGATGATTATAGAGAGGGATTACAATGTGTAAGACACCAGAGGATTTAAATCTTGAAGGCATAGATACTGTAGCAATAGATATAGAAACATACGATCCTAATCTTAAAACAAAAGGATCTGGTGCGATACGTAAAGATGGTTTCATCTGTGGCATAGCAGTTGCAACAGATAATGATCTTGCATACTTTCCATTACGTCACTCTGATGTGTTTATAGATTTTAAAAGAGATGAAAAGATATGGAGTGTTCTCAACGAAAAGATATTTCAAAACGAAAAGATAACAAAAGTATTTCACAACGCCATGTATGATGTCTGTTGGATCAGAGCAGTTACGGGTATGATGATTAAAGGTAGAATAGTTGACACCATGATAGCCGCATCTGTTATTGATGAGAACAGATTTAAATATTCACTCGATGCACTATCAAAAGATTATCTTAATGAAGAGAAATATAAATACGATTTACAACAGAAAACTTTAGAATGGTCTGGTGGCACAGTCAAGGACCCAATGACTAACATGCACAAACTTCCTGCATCTATCGTAAAAGAATATGCAAAGCAAGATGTAAACCTGACTTATAAACTATGGAATCTATTTGATAAAAAAATCGACGAAGTATTATACACTAAAGATGATGGAGAACAAAAAACTTGTAGACAAATATTTGAATTAGAAACAAAATTATTTTTATGTTTGGTTGACATGAAATTTAAAGGCGTTAGAATAGATGTCGCAAAAGCCATCCTGTTTGGAAGACATCTCAAGAAACGTAGAGACCAGATAATAAAAGCGATAGAAAGTATAACAACAATACGTGTTGACATCTGGGCTGCAGCATCAATCAAAAAATTATTAGATCATCTTTGTATAAAAGATTACAAGGTCACACCAAAATCTAAGATGCCACAACTGCCAAAAGATTACCTACGAAAACACAACAACAAGTGTCTACGTATGATTGCAAAGGCAAGAGAGTATGACAAGGCGGTGAATACTTTCATAGATGGGTTACTAGAGTATGTGCACGAGGGTAGAATACACGCAGATATAAACCAGATAAGATCAGATACAGGTGGCACAGTCACCGGCAGGTTTAGTATGTCTAACCCTAACCTGCAACAGATTCCAGCCAAAGGTTATATCGGCGGTAAGATGAGAGAATTATTTATACCAGAGGAAGGCTGTAAATGGGGTAGTTTTGACTATTCACAACAGGAACCACGTATTGTGGTACACTATGCGATCAAATTGGGTCTACCGGGCACAGAGAGCCTGCAGAATGAGTTTGATAGGGATGATGCCGATTTCCATCAAATAGTTGCTGACATGGCTAATATTTCCAGGAAACAGGCAAAAACAATCAACCTAGGTCTTTTCTACGGAATGGGTAAGATAAAACTACAGAAAGAACTAGGTTTAGACCAGAGACAGGCAAAAGAATTATTTAATGAGTATCATAGCAGGGTGCCGTTTGTCAGACAATTATCACAAGAGTTGATTGCCTTTGCAAAAGAAAATAAATTATTATTTACATTACACGATAGATTCTGCAGGTTTGATAGATGGGAGACAACGAACAAGGAGTGGAACCCTGAAACCAACAGATTTAACGAGGTGCCATTATACACAAAAGAACAGGCGATGGAAGCATTCAAAGCAGAGATGCTGGATAAGTATAAAGAAAACAAGATAGATGCAAACTACATGGATTATTTTGAAAGATACTATACACCTGCATTCACCTACAAGGCTTTGAATAGATTAATACAAGGGTCCGCTGCAGATATGACAAAGAAGGCCATGGTGGATCTACATGAAAAAGATATAATACCACACATACAAATACACGATGAGCTTTGTTTTTCAATCACGGACCACGAACCAGAGCTGATCAAAAACATAATGGAACAAACAATACCTCTTGAGGTTAAGAATAAAGTTGACTTTGAATCTGGACTAAATTGGGGTACAATAGAATGAGGATAAATTATGGCTTACTTAAATGCAAACATACCACCTATCTATGCACAAATAAAAAAAGAATTTTTATATGATCTTAAAAAACATCATGGCGAAGTTGAAGACTGTATTATCTTCGGCATATCAGCTCTTACTGGAAGGAGTATATTGTGGCATGCTATTATGGAAAATGGTGCAATATTTTATCGCCTACCAATTAGCGCGTTTATTCAAAAGGGATTTGAACCATCCAGAGTGCCCACAAGACGACTTGATGAACTACAGCTCTGGAATTGTTTTTCTTATTATCCTTCTGTCCACTCTTGGGATATTTTAGAATCACAAGCCGGTAAGTATATAGGAAAAGATAAGAAATGGCACGCAGGTAAATATTTATTTACTATTGACTTTGCTCACCCAGAGGCTAACATACTCGACACTGATCATTCAGAAATCCCGCACGAGCATAAGTGCGCTCACATTATTGCCCTAGATGATGGCAATTTTGCGGCACAGCCAAACAATCGTTGTATATGGGACATACCTTCTTTCACTGTGAAAGATAATATTCCTGATTGGAAAGTGCAGACATCTGAATGGAACGTTGAGGATAGCAGAGCATGGCGGACAGAAGATACCGACAAGTTCTTCTATGAAATAGAGGAGAAAAAAAATGATTAAAAAAGTAAAAGATAAAGCTTTTCATTACTGGCATAATCACAAGATTGAATCTCTTGTGTTTATCGTTTTGATAGTGGCTTTAATTATTAAATAATGACAGAAGGTGGTGGTCATGGACTATCGTTTCACAGCAATATTAATAATATTCTTGTGTTTGTTGGCTTTTTGCGTAAAGCCAGTTGGAGACTCTACATTGAAAATTAAATCAAAAGACTATATAGTGCCACCACCAAAACCAAAACATGAGTAAAAAACCTTTAACAATATCTGAATCCGCTGCCGTGCAGATGCCGATGAAGACGGTTGCTAGTTTGATAATTATCGTCGCCCTTGGCACGATGGGTTATTTTCAGATTGTAGAACGTTTAAATGTTGCAGATACTAAAATCAAGATAATGGAACAAGACGTTGATCAGAACACAGAGTTTAGAATAAAATGGCCACGTGGTCAGATGGGATCACTGCCCGCAGATTCTGAGCAATACATGATGTTGGAGGATTTGTACAAGACCACGGATCGTATCAACAAACATATCGAGGATATGGCTTTAAATAAAGTAAACATCGAGTTTTTATCGAAGCAAATGGACAAGGTTTTGATAGATATCGAAAAATTAAAAGACTCAAACAGGGACATGAAATACAATGGCAACGGGACGAATAACTAAAAAGGTTTTAGACTACATAGCTCACATAAACAAAGAGGCTAAACAAATGAATTATGTAAAAGAATTAAAAAAATCTGTGGAACACGGTAAAAATGGTACACAGAGATATGTAATTAAAGAAGGTGAAAACAAAGGTAAAATAGTATGATCGAGTCTGTGGTAGCCCTACTTATGTTTGTAAACGCAGAAATAAAAGAAGCTCGTTTGCAGGTTGATGGTATGGCACAATGTTTACGCGGAAAACGTGAAGCAGAAAGAACTTATTCTGAATCAGTCACCTACAAATGTTGGAAGGGTTCTGCAGAATTAGAGGATAATATTGATGGCTCAAGGTCAATCAAAAAACTCATCATCGAATAAGATTGCAAAACATTTAAGAGATAGACGCTATCGTCAGATTGTGATAAAGAATAAGAAAGCTTATGACAGGAAAAAATTTCAAAATAACAGCAGAGATAGTTCATGGTATCTGTCCGACGTGTGATGAGTATACACCTTTGGTTGGGCTGACAAAACAATTTTTCAGATGTTTGACGTGTGGTGCAGATTTAGAACAACATGTAAATGGTAAAATAAGTTATATGCCAGCAATACAAAGCACAGAACAAATAAAGGATTTATTTAGTGGCAAAGAAAGCTAAATTTGGATTAGTAACAGCGCCACGTGGAAAACCAAAGAAAAGACCTGGCAGGCACACAAAGTCATTGAATAAACACAAAAAAAGACAGAAAAAAAATAACGGCAGACCTTGACAGTTATCCTAAAAAATCCTACATTGTGGTTATGAAAGAAAAAATAATAACATTAAAAGTAAATGGTGCAGCGCAAGGCCAATGGTCTAGTCTGTTGTTAGAACTAAACCTAATGAAAAAAGCATGGAAATCGTATGGTGTTGACATAAATATGAAAGCATCTGGATTAAAAAATGTTTTAAATTATGGAACAAGATTAAACGATGGATCTGATACTACTAAACGACGGGCTATATAGTCTGGTATCCGTCACAAAAGAGATGATGGCTGGCGTTGAGCTTCTTGCCGATGTCGATTGCTTTGATCTCTGTGACATACTACGATTACACTTAACCACGTATCACGAACCATGGAACGTACATGTGATGAAGGATGATAGTGGAACTTTTTTTGGCTGTATCTGTAGATAATACACCTACCCTAAAGAGGGAAAAAAATAAGGGTAGGTAATGGTGAGAAGATTTTTTTCCATACCATAATCCTGCCACATTGTCAAATCAAGTTAATAGGTGTGCAATAGAATTTGATATACATGCCATATTGATTGACTTCCTCACGTCCTATCTCTTTCATCTTACTAAGAGATTCCTCGTATCCAAAAGTCAAACAATCATATTTTGTGTCAAAAGTCTCATGCCAATCAAACGGAGGCATACACTCTC